GGGGGGTACCCAAAAGAAAGGAGTGATATTATTTTGCCACAGAAGCCGTATAAAGACCGAAATGACGGCCGTTTATCCAAGAACCCACCAAAGTATCTAGGGGCACAAGCTAAGGCTGTATGGCGCAAAATAGTGCCTTTTTTAGAGGGTGAGGAAAAAGTTCAAAGAATCGATTCGTCTTTAGTGGAATTTTACGCGACACAATATGAAATATATCGTAATGCTTATGAACATATCAAAGAAAATGGTGAAGTTACACCTATCTACAAATCCCTGCAAAATTCAGAAGGCAAAATTGTAGGTAAGGATTTTATGGGGTGGAAGAAGAACCCTATGACGTCTATATATGATTCAGCTTTAAAGAGCTTGATAAAAACTGGCGCAGAACTAGGACTATCCCCGAAAAGTCGTTCAGAATTGCTGCAACTGGTGGAACCGAAGAAAAAAGGTAAAAAGTCACTTGCTGAAAAGCTTAAAGAGGGGGCTGGCGACTTCTAATGATTGATAAGGTAGATTTATCCAAAAGAGAGGCTAGCGTCTCCGAGGCGGTTAAAAAGATAGATTTTACAGCTATATTAGAGAAGTACCGTGACCCAGCAACTGTTTATGCTTGGTTAGTCGTTAATGACAAGATTGTTTCTGGTGAGATGATGAAGCTAGCTTGTTTTAGACATCTACAGGACTTAAGAAGAGCCGAAGACCCAGACGAAGACTTTCCTTATCGCTACGATTTAGGACGGTGTCGTAGTATTTTAGGATTCGCTTCTATCTTCCCTGAGCCAGCACATGGTAAACCCATGCCGTTAATGTTATGGCAGAAAGCAATTTTGTGTATGAGCAAAGCTTGGGTATACAAGGATAACGACAACTTCCGTTATACTCGTGTGATTGTATCTGTTGCACGTGCTAACGGTAAATCTTATATTGCTAGCATCATGCTGTGGTACACCTACTTAATCGAATGTGCTGGATTATCCAATCAAGATATTGGTTACACAATGCCTACTGGTGCACAAATGAAAAAGCCGTGGGCTTATGTGCTAACATCTGGGAGAATTCTAAAAGATACCGAAGATGATATACAGGATATTTTTAGTGATACTGATACTTATATCGGTGAAATGGGCGTTAAATCTGCAATTGGTAATAAAGTAGTTCAATTGTCTAATGAATCCGGTCAATTTGATAGTTACCATTTTCGCTTGGCAGTGGTTGATGAAGCAGGAGATGGGGGCTACGCTCACAAACCTAATATTGGTAAAATCACTCAAGGACAATCTCACTTACCTAACGCTCAACTATTAATGATATCTACGTCTTATGAGAATACAGAAACGTTATTCTATAAAGATCAGATACGTTTAAAAGACGTTATGAAAAAAGACTATTCTCGTGATGAAGACAGTTATTTATGTTTGGTATGGCAACAATATAACCTAGATGAAATCAATCAACCTAAGACTTGGATTAAGAGCAATCCTTTGCTAGAACTAGATGAAGACGGTGCTATCCTAAAACGTATGATTAGTGACAAAGATGCTCACATAGCTTCTGGAATTGCTAATGAGTTTCAAAATCGTAACTTAAACAACTGGTTGCAGGTTAAAGTCAATTCTTACGTTAGTCTTGAGGACTTAGAAAAGGCAGTTATTCCTAGATTCAGTATTGACAATCGACAGGTTTACATTGGTTATGATAAGGGACAGTTCAGTGATGATAACGCAATCGCTTTTGTATACCCTTATGAAGATAACGGAGTAGGTAAGTTTCATGTCGAGCAATTCTCGTTTATTCCACTTAGAAACTCAAACAATGATATCAATATTAAAGAACATCAAGATGGAATTAATTATCGTGCAGAAGTTGAAAAAGGATTCGGAAAGATTACTGAAAACCAATACGGAATTGTTGAAGATGATGAAGTGTGCAATTGGTTGCTGAACTACGTAGATGAGCACCATTTACAAGTTAAGGCTTTCTTATATGATTTCTACCACGAAACGTCAATGACTAAGAGGCTTGTTGAAAATACCGAATGGGTTTGTGTACCTGTTCATCAAGGCGTTAGAAGCTTAAATGAACCAACTCGTTTTTTCCGTGATGAATTACATCAAGGGCGTATTACAATGCTGGACGATGGAATTTTACAGTACTCACTTAAGAACGCCTTACTGTTCGAAGAAAATAATGGTATCAAGATTAATAAAGACAAGCGTACTAGCAAGATTGACGCAGTAGACGCCTTAATTGACGCTTTATATGAAGCAATGTATTACTTTGACGGATTAAGTAACGTTAAAACTAAGTCCATTTGGGACAATAAAACAACAGATGAAATTAACGATTACTTTATGAACGACTTTAGTTTTTAGGAGGTGGAAAATTGAAACGAATTAGATGGTTCGGACAGTTAATACTAGCAAACATTAGTTTAATATTAATGATTATGGCTCTGACTACGTTTACTGTAGCAGGGTTTTTATTTTGCAAATATGTTGGATTGATAGTCCTAGGCTTATCTCTAATCTATCTTAGTTGGATTACAGCAAGCAGGAAGGGAGGTGAGTAATGTATGGCAATTAATCCATTTCCTCGTTTAAACACTCGCTCACAAAGCTTACCAAGCGGTTATATGCCGTTTACAGTTACAGGTAATGCAATTATACCTGAACCAGTTGTGAATGCTGATACGGCTATTAAGAACTCTGATATCTTTTCAGTTATCAGTTTAATTAGTTCTCAACTAGCGAGCATCAATTATGTGATGAGCGAACCTTTTAAAGGTGTTTTCGAACATCCAAACGATAAAATTAACGCTTATGGGTTTTGGACGTCGGTTATTAATCAAATGTTGCTTACCGGTAATGCCTATGTAGCAATTCGTAGGGAAAAAGGGATGCCAGTAGAACTTGAAGAAATTCCATACGCAAACGTTCAAGTTATTCTCGGTGACAACAATGGTGATTTAACTTATCAGGTATCTTACAACGATGAACGTAGCAGTGAAGTTATTAAATCCGACGATATGTTACATTTTCGTATCTTTGTTACTGGTAATTCACTTTACCAATACGTTGGAACATCACCACTACAGGCACTAATTAACGAACTATCTTTTCAATCTCTATCTAGTAGATTATCAGTTAATACGCTTAAAAACTTCATTGCACCTAGTTTAGCTATTTCAGTGCCAGAAGCCAAAATATCTAAGGAAACCAAGGAATCAATCAGAGAAGGATTCTATGACCAGTATTCTGGTGCTAACCAGGGTAAACCAGTTGTATTAGACCGTTCAGCTACTATTGATGCTTTACCAACCATTGACGCTAAGACAGCTGAATATTTAAACAACGTCAACTGGACTAGAGCACAAGTTAGTAAAGTATTTGGTATTCCAGACAACTATTTAAACGGTCAAGGTGATCAACAAAGTTCATTAGATCAGTCTACAAGCATGTTTATTAGTAGTTTTAATCGCTACATTAAACCGTTTATAAGCGAGTTAGAACAGAAGTTTAAGGTTCACGTTAAAGCAGACCTAGACCCTATTGTAGACCCAACAGGTTCTAAATATGCCGATATGATAGCTAAGTTTGCGAGTGGAAAAGCTCCTGTTTTGAGTGGGGAACAAGTAATCGCCCTACTTCAACGAAAGGGGGTGATAGATGATGACTTCGAAAAATGATGTTCGAAGTGTTTTAAATAAAAATTGGCACTTACGGGACTTAAGCAATGATGATAGTACATCTGCTATTGGACAGGTCACTGGTTACGCTTGTGTGTTTAATCAACCGAGTGAAGATATGGGATTCATTGAGTATTGTGATCCTAATATGTTTGATGGAGTTGATATGAGTAATGTATTAGCTCTTTATAGTCACGATTTATCCAACGTTTTAGGTAGAGTATCGGCTGATACTTTAGTTTTAAAGGTTGATGATTACGGGCTTAAGTTTACGTTGGATATTCCTGACACAACTCTAGGAAGAGATGTTTACACTAATATCAAGAATGGAAATTTAGAAGGATGTTCTTTTGGATTTACGATTGAAGATGATTCATGGAGTAGAGATACAAATGGTCAATTAGTTCATACAATCTTACAAATTGGAGAGTTGACCGAAATAAGCATTACACCATTACCCGCTTACACAGAGACTAGCGTTGCTGTTAGTCGTGGATTAAAGAAAGTTAATGAAGAGACACGTCGAGAAAAGGCGCGTCTCTTTTTAGATTTAACAGAAATGGAGGTTTTTTAATTTGAATAAAGAAAAATTAGAACAGCAATTACGGGATAAGACAGGGCAACTTAAAAGTTTGATCTCTGAAACTAGAGATTTATTGGGTGCCGAAGATAGTTCTACAGAAAATATTGAAAACAAAATGAATGAGGTAAGAAAGCTAAAGAAGGATATTGAAGGACTCAACGTTAAGCTCCGTGCTTTGAATGATTTAGATAAGAACGAATCTAAGAGTGATTCTGAGGGAAACTCAAAAGGTAAAACGGATAAATCAGCGGATAAATCCAAAGATGAGTCTGAAAATACTAAGCAAGATTCAGAAGACCGTGATGAAGAAATTGATGATAACTCAGACGATGACTATGTCGCCGAGGATGAATTTAGCAGTAAAAAACAAAAAGAGAATGAAAAGGGAAAAGGTGAAAAAAGAGATATGGCTACGAATTTAACAGAAAACCAAAAGGCACAAGATAACACACGATCAATTGAAAACTACATTCGTTCACACGGTACAGTACGTGATGCCGGACTTAAGACTGGCGATATTGGGGCAATGATCCCAGAAGAAATCATCTACAATCCAGAAGCAGAAGTTAACTCGGTTGCTGACTTATCAGCGCTGGTAACTAAGACTCCTGCTACTACTGGCTCTGGTACTTACCCAATCTTGAAACGTGCTACTGCTGTAATGAACTCGGTAGCAGAACTGGAAGAAAACCCAGCCTTAGCTAAACCAGAATTTGAAAATGTCACTTGGAAAATTGCTACTTATCGTGGTGCTATTCCAATTTCAGAAGAATCAATTCAAGATACGCGAGTTCCTTTAATGCCAGTTATTCAAAAGAACGCTAGTGAACAACGTTTAAACACTCTTAATAAGGCTATTAGTGCTAAGTTAGTTACGTTTAACGCTAAAGCTTCAACCGCTGACACAGTAGCAGATGACTTAAAACACGTTCTTAATGTTGATTTAGATCCTGCTTATGATAAAACTATTGTTGTTTCACAATCAGCATACCAAGTTCTAGATACATTGAAGGATAAAGAAGGACGTTACTTACTACAAGAAAGCATTACAGCAGCTTCTGGTTTAACTTTATTTGGCAAATCAGTAGTTGTAGTTAATGACGAATTACTAGGTCAAGTTGGGGAAGCCCATATCTGGGTTGGTGATTTAAAACGTGCAATTCTTTATGTTAACCGTGTGGATACACAAATTAGCTGGGTTAAGAATGAAATTTACGGTCAATATCTCGGACTAGCAATGCGTTTTGATGTCGAAGTTGCGGATAAATCAGCTGGATACTTTGTTACAGTTGGCGCTGGTACACCGTCAAAATAGACGCCCCTAGTGGGGCTAACGTTGTCCCTACTGAAACAGGGGCTTTACTAAGCGCAGATTAATAAAGGAGATGGCTTAAATAATGGCAGATAGAAGTAAACAATCGCTAGTAGTCTACGATAAGTCTGGTGTTAAGGTTGCCACTGGTGGCGTTGGTACCAAACAAGTAGAAATCACTGGTTTAGAAGGTGGTAAGCAAGTTGCTGCTGGTGATTATCAACTTGCTTACACAGATGGAACAAATACGTCTGATAAAGTAGATGTTCCAGCGTTCACAGTTCCAGAAGCAAAATAAAAATAGGAGGTGTCCAACATGGCTGTGACAGCTGAAGCACTAATGGACGAGCTCCACATTGATATTGATGATACAGAAAAGCTAACCGTTCAAAACTTAATTGATTATGCAAAAGAGATTGTAACCGATAGCGTAACCGATAATCTAACAACTGAACAACTCGAAATGAATTATCCAAAATTGTTTGACTTGGCTACCAAAAACCTAGCGACGTCGATGTATTATGACCGTGAATTGACTAATGGAACATCTAAAGGGTATCAAATGGTGATTATCCATCTATCAGCTAAGGTTGCTATAGACATGAAGAAGGGCAGTGATGATGATGGCAACAATGAAACTCAAACCATCTGATTTTAACCGTAGAATTGTTTTTGGAAAAACAAAAGATGAATTAGATAAATCTGGTAACTTTTATGTTCCAACACTTATACCCGAATTAAGTCTGTGGTGTGCTCCGCGAACTAGAACACTTAACCAGCAATATCAAATTATGAAGACAGAACTAGAAGATACTATTATCGTGGTTATTCGTCATAATCCTAAGGTTAATGAAACTTACGAGGTTAAATATCGTGATGAATTTTATGATATTGTCTCAATCAGTACAGATGATACTAATCAAACTTTTGCCTACGACTTCATCACTCTTAAGAAAGTAAAGAAGGCAGGTGCTTAACATCGATTACGTTGATTTTATGGAACAGTGGCTTAAACAAGTTAAAAAGATATCTACAAGCATGTCTACCAATGACAAAGCTAAGATAACTAAAGCTGGTGCTAAGGTTTTTAAGAAAGAGCTAGAACGTGAGACACGTAAGAAACACTATTCTGGACATGATGATAAAGTTTTTGGACACATGGCAGATTCAGTTGTGATGAAAGGAACCAATATTGACAACATCAAAGATGGGACTAGTATTGTCGGATTCGATCACTACCACGCTAGCAATGCTAGGCGGTTAAATGATGGCACTAAGTACTATGTTGGTGACCATTTCATCACGAACCTTAGAGAACGAGTAATGCCGAAGGTACTAGAGGCTGAAAAGAAGGAGTATCAGAAGATCATTAATAAGCACAGGGAGGTTTAATGATGGATAATCCCGTACTAGAGGTTAAGAATATTCTTGATCAAGCTAAATATGATTGGCTCTCTGAATGCTACGTTAATTATTTACCAAAGAGTGCTCAAGATGATACTAGCAGAACCATTGCGTTGGTAACTCCGATCAGAGAAGAACCAATTCAATATGGTAATAACGTGTTTAATGGAATTGAGAACGCTGTTCAGGTACAAATATTCTTCAAGTATCAATTCGAAGATTCAATTCAAAAGAACAACATTGAAATTATGCAACTGTTTTTAAAGAACGGTTGGAAAATAGACGATTCAAAACCAATTTATGCAGACCCTGACACTAGACAACTAATCAAGGTCTTTTATTTTACTCAAAAAAATTATATAGGAGGTAGTTATTAATGGCTACAGTAGGTTTAAAGCTAGTAACACTAGCACTTAAAGATTCTGAAACAGGGAAAGTTCTTACAGGAGAGAATGGTTTATCAGAAAATGGGTTGCTACCAGTTACAACACAAATGTGGGGTACTAAAACAGCTAATATTACAAATATTCAATCAACCGGAACTATTAATTACGGTAATAACGCAGCTGTATTCGTTTCAACACCTAAGGGAGCGCCACAAGTAGCGCTAGACTTCAACAAATTACCATTTGAAGTCACACAAAAGATTGTTGGACGTAAGCAAGACTCAGATACAGGAGCTTGGATTGAATCTGGTAAGCATCCGTCGGTTGCAATGCTTATTGAAAGCGAATCTATTGACCGTATGAACAAAGTTTATTACGGATTCGGTAACGGATCAATGACACAAGCTTCAATTAATAACGGAACTGATACTAACGCTGAAA